ATGGGTATGGGTCTGGGTATGGGGATGGGTATGGGTATGGGTCTGGGGATGCGGGGTGTGGGTCTGGGTCGGGGTATGGGTCTGGGTATGGGTATGGGGCTGGGGATGGGTATGGGTATGGGTCTGGGTATGGGGATGGGTATGGGTATGGGTCTGGGGATGCTGGGTGTGGGTCTGGGTCTGGGTATGGGTCTGGGTATGGGTATGGGTCTGGGGATGGGTATGGGTGTGGGTCTGGGTATGGGGATGGGTCTGGGGATGGGTCTGGGTATGGGGATGGGGATGGGTCTTATTGGCTCAGTTGCTTGCCTTATTTCGCGCGCAAATGGCCGCAGGCCCAGCGAGCACGGCTCAGTGAGCTGCAGGAACTCGGAATCACCCTCGCCTTCTGGCGCTCGGACAGGGATGGCCGCGCGTGCAACGGTGGTAACACCAAACAACCTGCAGCGCCTGGCCTGGTCGAGGAAATCGAAGGCCCGCTCAAAATATGCTCACTTCATGCGCTTCACGCCACTCGATTGCCGCCCAAGTGGAAAGGCGAACGCGTATGGGTCGTGGCGCTTTTCGGTGAGATCCAGGAACAGGAGGATAAGTTAGGAGCTCTCAAGAGGGAAATTCTCGGCGAGGCACTTTAATGAGCGAGGATCCGATCACGTTCACCGAGCCATCATATGCGCTCTTTGACGTGGAGAGGAACGCAGTGCTCACCACGGCGCATGGAAATCTCGCTATATTCAGCACGTTGGGGATGGCGCAGGCGTGGGCGAGGAGCTCGAGCCGGCGCATTGAGATCATCCCCGTGCGCATCCGGCCAGCGGACCCGCACTGATAACCATGCCTGACTATACAAAGCCGCCGGTGTTTCTCACCGAAACGAAACTGTTTAAGGCGTGGCTGAAAGAGAAGAATTATCCCAATCCCAGATTTGATGAGATAGAGAGTCGAATCGCTGAGTTCTACCGTGATGCGCTCGCAGATGCCAGATGCGAAAAAGCCCCGACTGAAGCGGGGCCTTGACGCTTCCACCGAAGTGGAATATGTTCGAATTGCGAGAAACGAACGGGCACATCTTAAGCCAGCCTGGCTCTAACTGCAAATCCCTACTCGTTCAAACTCCTCGCTGTATCACATGGGGCGGATACCGGCATGTGCTGCATGGTGCGTCACCGGGGGAAACCATCATAGACGATAGGGCCGAATGTAACCGCTGGCCCGAGATGGCGTGAGGCAACAGCTCACGAAAGTGAGGCGGGACGTGGGGTCTTTGCATGGCCACGCCAGACGGCTCTACAGGGCTCTGAGCGGTCTGAGTGAATTCCTAACCTGTGGTTTTTCACAGGAAAGGGGTTCATTCGCCAGCCAGATACGAGATAAACAGTCTGAGTGTCCTGGATGTACGAATGTTCAAAGTTACCTCTGAGTGGATTCATCAGTTTAAGAGTGGAAGCGGAGGCTGGAATCGTCAGCAGCTGGATGTCATCGCAGTGAAGTGGCCGCCTCTAGCGGGATGGGTAAATCGGACGCACGGAATAGAGATTACGGAGGCTCAACGGATTCGGTTTGAACAACTTCAGGGGAAGACAAAGAGGGTTCTACGAGCTGAGAAAGCAGGAGAATCTCCGAAGAAGAAGCTCCTATCCCGCAAACAACAACGGATTTATGACTGGATGGAGCAAATGGTGAAAGTGGCAGTGAGCTTGTCCGAACAAGATCGAGCTGAACTGGCAGCGTGGGAGCTATTGAATGTGGATGGCTGCACCGTTGGAACTACGGACTGGCCTGGTTGGAAGCGGTATCTACCTCCCCGTCCTTGGTAATGTAATCCGACCCCGCAGATGAGTCGTGCGTTAGCACGGGGCAAGAGCCAAACCGAAGTGAGATCTCAACGGCTATGCCGTCACGAATCACTCAATGCAGGGTGGGCCAGGAATGACCCTGCACCATCTGCAGCAGCCACAGCAGAATGATGATGCCGACCACCACGAAAATGATCGTCTTCACGATGGCGGGAATGCCGGGGATCTGCTGAATGGCCCATACGACGAGCCCCACGATGGCGAGCACGATCAGGAGCACCAGGAGGGTTGTGATCATGAGAGAAATAACGCACGAGATGGCGTTTGCTTCCCCTGACGACCTTGCGGGCTGCACTGCCAGTCCTCGAGCGCCATTTCCCACACGGTTTGCAGCGCGCACGGCAGATCGTGACGCGAAAAGCGCCACGGTTCGGCGATAATGCGCAACAGAAGTGCGTGCATGGCGGTTCCCACGCAAGAATAGTACCCTAAGGTGGCACTGATATGGCACAACCCAGCTATTTCTATTATCCGCGAACGATCTTTACCGAAGAACAGTTATGGCAGAGACTCGCGCAACGCTCGGGGAAGCCCATCGATACGATCAGACCTAAGCCTGTGCCAGCGCAGAGCCAACGACAGCGGCCAGGGGAGGCTACCCAAACCGCCGAGGCCAAACAGGCTGTGCAACTCAGCCGACAGGCGCCCTTGCAATGGCGCAAAGGGCCCGATGATTGGAGCATCGTAAGCACCTGTGGCGTCTATACCATCCGCAAGAGCGTTCCGATGGCAGCGACCGCCTCAGGCGGCCCCGAATCGCACTACGAGGCGAGTTTCCGCACGCCCACGCAGGGAGAATTCTCACTCGGTGGGAGCGACAGCGCTGATACCGCCCGGGCCTTCTGCAACGCGCATCACGCCAAGATGCGGGCGTTTGAGGCAATGCCGAAATGAGTTTGCGCCGCACCTCACGCCGCGACGATAACGAGCCGTCGATCATCGCGGCGCTCGAGGCGATCGGCGCTCAGGTCAAACCGCTGCAGCGCCCGTGTGATCTGTTGGTGCGCTGGGGAGGCGAGGTCCATCTGCTTGAGATCGATAATCCCGCGAGCAAATACCGCAAGCGCGATGCCAAACAGCTCGAGTTTCTGCGCATCTGGGAAGTTGCGATGGTTCAAACAGCGGATGAAGCGCTGCGGGCGATCGGAGCCATCCACCATGCCTAGCGGCTTCCCCAAACCCTTTACCTATCAGGGAAAAACTTATCCAACCCTCTTCGCCTTTTGCCGCGAGCGCGGGTTAGACTACGATACGGTCCGCGCACGTATCAAACGCGGTGTCAGTGAGGCGCAACTCATCATGAGGCGTATCCCCCGACCCAGAAAGATCGATCTCGTATGAGGCTGAAAGGCGCTTTGTTTTTGATGGTCCTGGCCGCCCTCCTCACTCTCGCCGCCACTACCACTACGCCGCCGACTCTCACGCCCGTCCCCTGCCCCGCCGGGTTTAACTGCAGCTACACGTACACGGCAACCTGGCCACCCACGACGGCCATGACCGTTACCATCAACTGGTACAAGTCCCTCGGGGGCCCGATCGACCACACGCGCACCGTGCAGAATGTCAAAAGCTCAGTGGCCTTCGAAGTCGAAGGGGGACTGTGGTACGTGCAACTCTTTGTGGTGCCGATTGATGGCTCCCTGGCTCCCGCTAGCGTGATCTATGAGGTACAGTATCCAGGGACTTTGATCCCGATCATGTCCCCCGGCGTTCCCACGAACTTGCAGGCAACCTGATGCGCTACTGGCTGGCTCTCCTGTTGATTGCCGCGCTACCGGCGCACGCGACGGATCTCAAGCTCAGTTGGACCGCGCCTACCACCTACGCGGATAACACAACGCCCTTACCGGCCGGCGCCGCCCTCACCTATAACGTCTATGGCGGCCCCTGCGGCGGCACCCTTACCCGCCTGACGCCGACCCCGATCACGACCACCACCAACATCCGTTATAACGTCAACCCCGGCAACTGGGGCTACGCCGTCACCGCGATACTCAGCGGTAATGAGAGCGCGCAGACCGCCCCCGTGTGCGCCAGCGTACAGCCCGCTCCCGCCGCGCCCGGTACGCTTACCGTCGCGCCCGTGACGACCAGCACCATCGCGTATATGCTCGTGCCCGGCGCGGATACCTACGCGCCCCTCATTGTGGGGCAGGTCCCCCTCGGAGTGCCCTGTAATGCGTCTGAGCGCCTGCTCAACCTCAATGTCATTCCCCGCGCTTCGGTAACGTTCACCGGCGCGCTCAAACCCACTGCCGTCCTTGCCGCCTGTAACTAGGAAATCCCATGACCCAAATCACCGTCGTCGCCACCAAAGCCACCACGCCCACCAATCTTAATCCCGGCCAGACCTACGCCGCGACCGCCTATGTGGTGGTCGATAACTCCGGCGCCACACTGCCCGCCGGCACCCTGAACGGCTCCGAGACGCCCCCTTGGACCGCTGTCCTGACGGGCGCTCCCGGCCCCAATGAGGCCACCGTGACGTTTACCGACCTCGACACCGAGGGTAACACGATCGGCACGCCCGTGGTCGTCACTGAGAGCGGCACGGGCGGTGTGACCGGACAGTTCCTGCCCACGGTGGGTGGCACGATCAGCGTTGCGTGAGCGTCGGTGCGTTTCGAAGCCGAAGCGCTCTTGATCGAGCTCACCTGCTCGAATCGGCGCATCATCGAACTCCTGCAGGAGCAACACAAACTCCTGCGGGAGATCCTCAAGCGTCTGCCGCCCCCCAAGCACTATCATGCCACCGTGGGCGGTGAGATCACCGTTAGGAGTTGAATCATGCCTACTACCCTCGATGATATTCGTGCCCGGATGAGGGCGGCCCCTAAGCCCTTAGCGTCTTTTTCCGCAGCGTCCTCAAATCCCACGACTGCCCCTTGCGCTTGGACCAAGCTGCTTATCGCCATTGCTCACGTCAATGGGCATTCCGAGCCTAAGGTTTGGGCGAAACAAGTGACGGATCATCTTGCCAAACTCTAGATGCGCGCTAAGAAGAACTACTTCTTGAGTGATCGGGAGATCCTCGCGATTCGACGCGACCTTCGTACCGCAAAAACCTCCCGGGAGGTCGCACGTAAGTACGGCCTTTCAGAGTCCTACATCTCACAACTCAGGCACTACACCCGCCGTGCGGTATGAGCGCCCACGGGCGTCGTTCCCATTGCTGCTAAACGAGTGGAATCTTCTCGGGGAGGGCGTGGAGGTGGGCACGTGCCGGGGGCTTTTCGCGCAGAACCTCCTCGAGTACTGGCCCGGCTATCTGCACTGTGTGGATGCCTGGGCGCCGTACGAAGAGCAGTACGACCACGAGGCCAACTACGTCGAGACGCTCGCGCGCCTGGCGCCCTACGAGAATCGCAACGCCATTCACCGCATAACCTCCCAGGAAGGCGCCAGACTGTTCGAGGACGGCACCCTGGACTTCGTGTACTTGGATGCCAATCACGGCTACGAAGCCGTCAGGGACGATTTGATCGCCTGGTGGCCCAAGGTCAAATGCGGTGGCATGTTGGCCGGGGATGACTACGGTATCGTGGAGGAGCAATGGGTAGACTTCGGCCACGGCCGCGTGCGTTTTGGCGTCAAACGCGCGGTGGATGAGTGGTCGAAGAAGGTCGGCAAGAACATCTCGATCGATATCCTGGCGGACTGGAAAAACCTGATCCCCGGTCAAGGGGAGCTCCAGGCACGGGGTTGGTACACGCTCAAGTGACCCCGCTCGTCATCAACTTCGCCGCCGATGTGTTCACCGGCTGGGGCCAGGTCGGCCTCAACTGGGCGGGCCTGCTCGCGCCTGACTACCAACCGATCTTCGGCAATATCCCCACGCCTCAGCATTTCGTCGGCATGGACCCCTGGCGCTACCGCACGATAGAGCGCGCCATTCAGGCGTCAAAAGCGTTCAAATACATCCCATCGGAGACGATCGTCGTCGATCCAATCGGCAATGACCTCAAAAGCTACAGCAACGTCGATCCCCAGTGCCTCATTGCCCGCGTGGTCATCGAAAAAGCCGAGATGAAGCACGCGTTGGAGCGCTTGGCCAAGTACGACTTTCTACTCACAGGTTCCACGTGGAACCAAGAGCGCATCGAAGCCGCAACCGGCCGTACCGTCAAGGTCATCCACGAAGGCGTCGATCCCAGCCTGTTCTGCCCGGGAGACAAAACCCACTGGAACAAGACTTTCAACATCTTCAGCAGCGGCAAGGTCGAGTTCAGAAAGGCCCAGGACGTGACCCTGATGGCCTTCAAACGCTTCAGCGAGCCTCACCCCGACGCACGGCTGATCACGCTCTGGAACAGTCCGTATGCTGATCTAGGCAACGGCTACAAGGGCATCGCGGATGAGCCGTTGTGGCTCAATGACGCAGGCCAACTCGACATCAAGCGCTGGGCGCACGACAACGGCATCGATCCGGATAAGGTCTTTGAACTCGGCAACATCCCGAACTTCGCGCTGCCCCAGATTCTGCGGGATATGGATGTGATGCTGGCGCCCACCCGAGTGGAGTCCTGCACCAGCTTGCCGGTCAAAGAGGCGATGGCGTGCGGTGTGCCGGTGATCTACGCCCGGCATTCAGGCATGCTGGATTTGCCCGCTCATATTGGCCTACCCTTACAGCACAACAAGCCTATTCGAGCCAGTTCCGAGTATTTCTTTCCCCTAGCCGACTGGGAGTGGTACGAAAGCGATCTGGAGGAGATCGATGCTTACCTTGAGGATGTCTATCAAGCTCGAGAGGATCGCTTGAATCTAGATGACTCGAAGTGGATTCACGAGCACCGCACCTGGCCCATCCACGTTAAAGCCTTGAAAGATTGGCTCAAAGAGGTATTTTAGAGCGATGCGCCCGAACCAGATGCACCGGCTCGCACACGACGGCTGTCACGATGACTGCGCCCCCAGCGCGTGGCACGATGTCCCCAAATGCACCGGCGATTACGACCTGGATGCCACCATCCTGCACCGATCCAACAAAGCCCTTCCCGATCGCCTGAAGCTGTACTTGAAGCGCTCGAAGGACGCGTACGGTCCCAAGACCGGATACAACGGCTATCACGGCTACTCAGGGGATGACTGATGCCCGACTGGATACCGGACGATGAAGACGACGATGAGCGCTGTCCGCCGATGTTCACCGACGATAGCGACACGATCTACGACGATGACGATGAATCAGAGGATTAGGGATTGAGCTAATATGGCCGGTGCTCCGAAAGGTAACAAGAATGGCGCCAAAGCCAAAAGATGGGAAGAAGCCCTCCGGAGAGCTTTGTCTCGTGATGGAGGCAGTGTTGACGCAGGGCTCGACCCAATCGCGGATCAGGTGGTTCAAGCGGCGAAGGGCGGCGATATTGAGTCCATTAGAGAGATCGCTTGCCGTTTGGATGGTAAACCAACTGAGCGCGTCCACATCGAACAAGACGTAACCGTTCATGTCGGTGATCAATCCACGGTTGCCCCCGCACTTACACGCGCTCTCGAGCTACGTACTAAGCCTACCGTTCAGTGAACTCCTCGCCTTCTGGGACGAAGGTGACAGTAAGGGCACCGACAAGCAAGCCATTCGGCAACTATGCCTCGTCGATCGCTATTACCTCTTAATCAAGCTGCTCAAGCGCTACGATGCGTGGCACCCGTGGATCTACGACCGCTGTCGCGAGGTTGAGCGCGCCTCAGACGGCTTCTGTGACATCTGGGCTCGAGAGCATTACAAAAGCACGATCATCACTTTTGCCGGCATGATCCAGGAAGTTCTGCGCAATCCCGAGATCACAATCGGTCTCTTCAGCCACACCAAGCCTATTGCGAAGGGATTCCTGGCTCAGATCCAGCGCGAGCTCGAATCTAACGAGAATCTGATCGCAGTCTTCCCGGACATTCTCTACCGCAACCCTGCGAAGGACAGTCCGAGCTGGGGCCTGGACAACGGGCTGATCGTCAATCGCCAATCGAACCCGAAAGAGGCTACGATCGAGGCGCACGGTCTCGTAGACGGCCAGCCCACCAGCAAACATTTCCAATTACTCGTCTACGACGATGTGGTGACCCGTGAAAGCGTTAACACCCCGGAACAGATTCAAAAGACCACCGAAGCGTGGGAGCTCAGCGACAACCTTGGCACCGCGGGGGGGCGCAAATGGATCATCGGCACCCGATACCACTACGCTGACACTTACGCCGAAATCATTAAGCGAGGCGCAGCGACGGCTCGAATCTATCCGGCGACCCACGATGGAACAATGGACGGCCGACCTGTTCTTTTCACTCCAACTGAGTGGGCCCGTCGAGTCCGCGACCAGGGAGAAGCCACAGTTGCGTGCCAGCTATTGGCCAATCCTCTGGCTGGCCACCAGCGGATGTTCAACGTCAACGACCTCCAGGTCTACGAGGTCCGACCCCTCACCCTGATGGCCTACCTGATGATCGACCCCGCTCGATCGGTTAAGAAAGAATCTGCCAACACCGCCATGGTCGTGATCGGCATCGATCATGCCGGGAACAAGTACCTTCTGGACGGCATCGACCACAAGGTCGATCTCATGGACCGATGGAAGTGGATGCGCGATCTGTGGTGGGTCTGGCGCCAAGCCCCTGGCATCGTCGGTATCCACGTCGGCTACGAGCGCTTCGGGGCTATCGCGGACCTCGATTACTTCAAAGAGCGCATGAAGATCGAGAAGGTGAACTTTGACATCGTGGAGCTCGAGTGGCCGCGCGACGGTGAGCGCTCCAAGCACGATCGCGTGCAACGCCTGGTGCCGGACATCAAAGGCCACCGCTTCTACCTGCCCTATCCCACCGACGAGCAGCGCCTGACCAAGCTACAGCGCAATATGATGGGCCAAGGCTATGATTACCGCTTGGCTCGGCCTATCCTACGGCGGGACGAGAACGGCAATAAGTACGACCTGACAGAGCGGTTTCGTACCCAAGTTTCTTTTTTCCCGTTTGGGGGGCTGGTGGATGTGATCGACGCCGTGAGCAGAATTTACGACTGCGATCCCATTACCCCTGAGTACGTGGATCAGCAGTCTCTCGAACCGGAGTATACCTGATGGCCTTACCCGCTAGTCTCGGTCGCCAAGTCACGACGCGCCAGTTCAGCCTGCTGGAGATGGTGAGCCGTGAGTGGGGCTCGTCCTTCCGCGCGCCCGACCATCGTATCTACAACTTCAGGGGCCGCAGTTTCGACAGCACCGACATTGGCGTGACCGGCATCTACCGCCGGCCAACCACGCTGCCGAACAAGCTCAAGTACACGGGTATCCCCTGATTATGCATGGGTTATGCGCATAATCATGCACAATCCCCGAGCTGAGACCCGATAGTATGCAAAACATGCATATTCTGGAGCACGGCAACGAGGACGAGACCTCAGCCGCAGCTCTAGCTCTCGCAGTGGGTGAGGCGCTCAACAAAGCCTACCCCGATCACCCCTGGCTCGTGGGTTTCCAAGGCGGTCACATCGTGGTGAAACACCTAGCGATCGAGGATGCCGTCCACGCCGCGATCGGCAAGCGCGGTCTCTCCTGTGCGCTGCCCTATGACCGGCTGACCACGCACAAGCAGGTGAGCGATTCCGCGGTGCGAATGGGTGGACAGCTCTTGGAGCAGTTCAACCTACCTCGAGGTAAGTGGGACGGGCGTGATCCCATGGTGCCGGGCTACTACGACCGCTCGACACCGTTCAAACGCAAGGGGCTACAGTGACCGCTAGTACCCCCTGGCGCCCGCTCCCCCCATCAATCAGTGATCCTGAAGCCGGCGATGTTGCGCTCAACTACCTGGGCGAGGAGCACGAGGCCAGCGGCATTGAGATGGGCGATGTCGCTGACGAAGACACGAACAAAGACCAACCGAATTGGCTCCAGCGCGCCAAGGATGCGTTCCGTTTTTCAACGACTTACATCGATAGCAATTACCGACGGCAATGGGATGACTCGATCCGGGCCTTCAACAACCAGCACGCGGCCGATAGTAAGTACAACGGTGAGCTGTTCCGCAAGCGCTCGAATCTGTTTCGCCCCAAGACGCGCGCCATCATTCGCAAGAACGAAGCCGCAGCGGCAGCCGCGTTCTTCTCAAACATCGACCTCATCGATGTCACGCCGACGAACCAGAGCGATAAGGCCGAGATCGTCAGCGCTGAGGTGACCAAACAACTGCTGCAGTACCGGTTGAGTAAAACCATCCCGTGGTTCCAAGTCTGTGTCGGTGGCATTCAAGACGCACAGGTGCAGGGCGCAGTGGCCGCTCATGTGCACTGGCGGTTCTTCGAGAAATTCGGTCATAAGGGCGATCGCGAGGCGCTGGAAGACAAACCCGTCGTTGACCTGATCCCGATCGAGAATATCCGCATCGATCCATCAGCCGATTGGATGGACCCGATTGGCACCAGTCCCTACGTCATCCACATCATACCGATGTACTGGTGTGACGTGCAGGACAAGATGAACTTTCCCAATCCCAAGGGCCAGACCTGGAAGAAGTACGCGTCGTCGCAGGTGTTCGGGCAGCGTTACGACGCCACCGATGACAGCACGCGTCAGGCGCGCATTCAGGTCGCGCAAGACCCGACCCAACAGCGGCGCACGGTGAGCGACTACGACATCGTGTGGGTACACCGGCACATCCATCGCTGGGACGGCCAGGACTACGAGTTCTATACGCTTGCCTCTGAGCGGATGTTGACCGATCCGCAGTTGCTGAAAGACACGGTTTGGCATGGCGTGCGACCGTATGTGATGGGCAAAGTGAATCTTGAGACGCACAAACCGATGCCGTCTTCGATCGCCACTCTTGTCAAGCCCCTCCAGGAAGAAGCCAATGACCTCCAAAACCAGCGCATGGACAACGTCAAACTTGTTCTCAATAAGCGCTGGTTTGCCAAGCGCGGAAAGAACGTTGATCTGGCATCGCTGGTTCGAAATGTGCCAGGAGGAATTACTCTCCTCGATGATCCAGAAATGGACGTCAAGGAAATCACTTGGCCAGATGTCACCCAGTCCTCCTATTTGGAACAAGACCGCGTAGACGGAGACTTCTCCGACCTCGTAGGTAACTTCAACCCGATGCAGGTGCAGGCGCAAAGGACAGGGCGAGAGTCCACCAATACGATGCGCATGCTGCAGGGGCCGACAAACCTCCTGACGGAGTACATGCTCAAGACCTTCGTCGAGACCTTCGTTCAGCCGGTGTTGCGTCAGGTGATGATGCTGGAGCAGCACTACGAATCGGACCTTACGCTGATCGCGCTGGCCGGAGACAAAGCTCAGGTATTTAAAAAGTACGGCGTGAACGAAGTGACGGACGCGGTGCTCGACAATGAGCTGAACATCACCGTCAACGTCGGCATGGGCGCGACCGATCCCGCGCAGAAAATCCAGCGTTTCGCCTATGCGCTGCAGGTTTTCACAGGGATTTGCAAGATGCCGCCGCCGGGTATAGACCTGAAGGAAGTGTGGAAGGAACTCGCGGGACTATCGGGTTATCAGGACGGCACCCGCTTCGTGATCGATGGGGCGAATCCTGAAGTGATGAAGCTGCAGCAGCAGGTGGCGAAGCTCACCCAGCTCCTGCAGAAGAGCCCGATCGCCAAGCAGCAGCAGGTCACTGAGACCAACAAGACCAAAGAGCGCATTGCGGACAAGAGCAACATCGTGAAGCTGGCACTGGCGGATAAGCAGCATGTGAGCAACTCACGTCAGATGTTGGTCAAACATTTGATGGAGATGGAGAAGGGCTCCGTAGAGCGTGAGGGCGAGGTTGAGGATCGCGACTTCGGGGCGGTGCAGGAAGAGAAGAAAATGAAGGCGGCGAATGATCGACCCCGAAAGTCCTGACCTGCAGCGCGCCGTATTTGGCCGTCAGGTGGAGTTATTCCTGGAATCTGACATCGGTGTGTATCTCACCCAATGCGCGCAGACCGAGATCAACGAGGCGATCGAGAAACTCGTCAAGGTGGACCCCGAAGACCCCAAGGCGATTCGCGACCTACAACACAAGATCCGTGTGGCCGAGTCCGTGATGGGATGGCTCGCCGATGCCGTCCGCAGTGGCTCTCAGGCCCGTGAAGCGATCGAGGAAACCCAATGAGCACCACCGAAGAAGAAGTTGAGAAGACCACCGAAGAGAAGGTGCGCGAGGCGATCGACCGCCGCAACTCCGAGCGCCTGCAACTCATGGAGAATATCGCCGATGCCTCCGAGATGGGCCGCAAGGAGGACATCGAAGGCATCGACAAGGGCACACCAGATGAGGAGCAGCTGGCCGCTGAGTCTGCGGCACGCGCGCTCCAGGAAGAAGGATCCTCGACTGAAGTCAAGGGCGCCGAAGCTGAGGAAGGCGATACCCGGGTGATCGACGGGGTAACCTACTACCTGACGGTCGTCAACGGGCGCGAAAAGTGGCAAACGCTTAAGCAACTGCGCGAAACGGCCTCCAAAGTAGAGGCTGCGGACGAATATTTGCGAAACGCCAGCGAAGCTGCTAGAACGGCAGCACGCGAGGCTCTATCCCCTAAGGACGAGCCCTCGAGTCTCGAGGAAGACGAGGCGCGGAAACTCCTGGCCGCAGCCGCACTGGGAGATGAAGAAGCGATTGGCAGACTGGCACGGGCCATTACCGCAAAACCATCCGTGACCCCGGACGTTTTGCAGGCTCTCGATCAGCGCCTGTCGTTCAGGACCGAACTGGCTTCACTCGAAGCCGAGCAGAAGGATCTCCTGGAAGACCCGTATATGGGACGCTTGTTTCGGGCTCGACTGAACGAGCTCAAGCAGGAAGCCCCGAATACGAAGCTGGCAGACGCCTACCGAAGCATCGGTCAGGAGCTGAAAGCGGCCTTCCCGGGATACAAAGGCTCGGCGACTCAAAAGAAGCTGGAACGGAAACGAACACTCGTTCAGGTTCCGTCCGCCGCGACACGGCAACAGACGGATACCGAGGACGAGGGCGAGGAAGATCCTTCGGCCATCATCGAACGATTGGCCAAGGCACGCGGGGTGAGCCCGCATCTTCATCGCCGGCAGTAGCGCGGGAGTCCTTGCGACTCCCCACGGAGTCGGTATGGCGGGTCAAGTCGAGCAGCCTCTTTACACCTACGTATTGAGAGCGCCTCTCACCAACGTCCCTATCTACGTAGGTAAGGGAGTCTGGGACCGTGCTTACAAGCATCGGTTTCAAGACAGCGCCATCGGATCGCACATCCGTGGCCTAGTATCTCAAGGTCTTTGTCCCTCATACGACCGTGTTCCAGTCAGGAACGCCGAAGAGGCGTTTGAGCTTGAAGCACTGCTAGTCGATGAGATCGGCCGCCGTGACATCGGCACCGGCCCCTTGTTCAATCGCCGTCCCGGTGGACGCAAGGTAGTTCACACCGAGGAAGCGCTACGCAGAATCGTGGCCAGCCGAATCGGTAAACCCCTGTCCGAAGCTCACAAGGCTGCTGTGTCCAAGACTCTCTCGGGTCGGCAGCACTCAGACGCTTACAAAGCGCGTCATTCAGAGCGCATGCGTCAGTGGTGGGCAATCCGCAAATCAACTCAGGTGGAGAACTAACCATGGCCGGACAGGTGTGGGCCGTCAGCTCTCTCGGCGGATATCTCTACTCTCGGCAGCTCTCGAACGTTCTACGCATGAACGTTCAGCCACTGGTGAAATTCCGCCAGTTCGCCGACGTTCACGACATCTCCCAGCAAGGAAAAAAGAAGGGCGACACCTTCACGTGGGATGTCGTGTCGGATGTCGCGACCGCTGGCGGCGTGCTGCTCGAGACGAACACCCTGCCGGAGACGAACTTCACCATCACCCAGGGCACGCTGACCATCACGGAAGCGGGTAACAGCGTTCCGTACTCCGGCAAGCTCGACAACCTGTCGAAGTTCCCGGTCGAAGACATCATCAAGAAAGCCCTGAAGAACGACACGGTCAAGTCCGTTGACAGACTCGCCTGGGGCCAGTTCAACCAGACGCTCCTTCGGGTGATCCCGACCGGTGGTACATCAGCTTCAGCCGTCACGCTGTACACCAACGGCACCGTCACCGGCACGAACTCCATCGCCTACTCGAACGCCCACGCCAAGGCGATCGTCGATGCGATGAAGGAGCGTAACATCCCCGCCTACATCGCGGACGACTACTACGCGATCGCGTGGCCCACGACGCTGCGCACCTTCAAGAACGCGCTGGAGGCGATTCACCAGTACAGCGACACGGGCTTCAACCTCATCATGAATGGGGAGATTGGCCGCTACGAGAACACCCGCTACATTGAGCAGACCAACATCCCCAAGGGAACCGGCACCGATGGCGTGACCACGACACCGTGGACCAACGGGCAAAGCGACTGGATCTTTTTCTTCGGCAACGACACGGTGGCTGAGGCCATCGCGGTACCGGAGGAGATGCGCGGCAAGATCCCGACTGATTACGGACGGTCCAAGGGTATCGCGTGGTATTACCTCGGAGGATTCGGCATCGTGCACACGACCGCCATCAACGTGCGCATCGTCAAGTGGGATAGTGCCCTGTGAGTGGTAAATTCACAGTGGGACATGATATGATCTGTGGTGTTGAACCACAGGAGATCACTCATGTCAGCGCGAGACGAACGTCAGTTAGCAGCCTCACGAGCCTGGAAGAAGGCCAATCCAGAGCGGCATGCCGAGTTAGCCCGTGCCTACCGGCTAAGAAACAAGGCCAAGACTCAAGCTCAGAATCTGTTGAACTACGAGATTCGCTGCGGTCGTATGTCTCGTGGTCCGTGCGAGAAGTGCGGCACGACCGAGCGCGTGCATGCTCACCACGACGACTATCGGGAACCGTACAACGTCCATTGGCTTTGCTACCTGTGTCACAAGGGGACTCATCCCGTCAGTTCCGAGGACAAGGAAGTGAAGTTCGAAGGAGCCAAGCGCGGCGATTTTCACGGCGAGAGAAACAACGCTGCGAAGCTTTCGGAGCAAAAGATCGGTCAGATTCTCAAGCTACTCGACGAAGGTCTGCTGAGCCAAGCACAAATAGGTTTGGCGTTCGGCGTTACTCAGACAACCATCAGCCGGATAAAACGTCGGCAGACTTGGACTCATAGGAACCCGTAATGACTACACAGAACCAAGGCAGCGGCAACACCGTCACCCGAACGCTGGCGTACGACGATCCGTCCTATATCACGCGCCAGAGCGCCTCCTTGGGGACGATCACCGGCTCCGGCGGTACGTCCACGACCAAGTTCACCGCGTTCACCCAGCTGACCATCTTCGGGGTGACCTTCTTCCCGACCGTGCTGGGCAGCTCCACCTACACGGTCAACGGTACGGCCACGACCTCCGCCCAGTCGGCCTACTGTGTGTTCATCACCAACACCAATACCACGGGAACCGCGATCTCTCTCGCCACCACCACGGTGGGCGGCATCTCCACAGGCCCGTTCTACGTGGCGGGCACCGGCTCCATGGGCACGAACGTGAACGTCCCCGGTCAAGGTGGCGTGGGTGGCTACTCGAAGTACGCCATCAACACACTCGGCGGCACGAACACCACCATGCCGTGGGGCACGGTCACGTACAGCTCCGGTTATGCCGGCGGCAATGCCGCCGGCGTCGGTGGTCTTTACATGAACCCCGGCGATCAGTTCTATGTGGTGGCGGGAACCGATGCCACCGGAACGGCCTCTCACATCCTCGAGTACCAGATCGGAGCGCCCACGGGCGTACTCCTGGCGTAAGTCATGGCCACTCCCGTCATTGCGGCTCAGAAGACCTTCCCGGTCTTTGATCACCCCTCCTACATGACTCGCCAGAGCCTGCAGGCGGGGAAAGTCACCGGGAACGCCGCGACCGCCAAGATGGTGGCGTACGCGTCGATGTTCGCGTTTTCCGTCTCGGTGTATGTGGATACGGCCGGCACGTCCACGTTCTCGAGCACGATCTCAGCTCAAACCCTACAGCTCACCATCATCTCGAACACGAATACCACGGGTACGGCGATTGGACTCACCACCGCGACGTGGGGCCCCTATGCGATGGGCGGCCCGAACGTCTCGACCTCCACGGGCACCGGCATTGCGGGCGGATTCGTGCAGTTCGCGCTCAACACCGCAGCCGGTGTCGCCGGTTCCGGCGGGTACTATGTACCGGCGGGCTCGGAATTCAATTTTACCCTGGGCGCGGATGCGACCGCCGTGCTCGTGCCCGCGATCGATTATCAGTTGGCGCCGCTCGCGCCTGTTCCGGCGTAGGAGTTAACATGACCTCAAGTGCCAAGAATTCAGATTTCGAGTCCAACCAGGACAATCTGAAAACGCATGTCACGCCGACCTACGGTGGCAAGGCGCCGTCGCACAATGACATCATCAAATCAGTCAACGCGCGCTCGAAAATGCGTCACGAAACCGGTGGCGACAAATATGCCGATGTGAATGTTCTGCCGCAGTCCGGCGGTGAGATGCTGGAAAAAGCCGGCGTTAACAACAACGGGTATCTGGTCAAGAAGGGCACGCCTTACGGAGCGGAGGTGTTTTTCAACTCTCTGCCGCCAGGGATGGATATTACCGATCAGGAAATGGCGGATATCCGTGAGGAGACGATGAAGACGTGGAGTGGCGGGCTGTCCTATCCTGGTGACGGCTGGACCTGACCGTGTCGCGCATCGTTCAGGAAAAGTTCCAGGTTGACTACGCGCAGCAGAAGAACGATGACGCGCAGTCCGTCTGGGTGAGCGATAAGTCCGCTCGTGCCAAAAAGGGTGCGCCGGGACGTGAGATGACCGGGAGCAATCCAGGCCAGAACGCGTACCTGTACAACTCGCTGCCTCCCGGGATGAACATCGTTGACCAAGAGTTCGCTGATATCCGCCAGCAATCCATGAACGGAAACAATATGGGCACTGGGGACCAGGTGACGGTGGATGTCACGGCCCAGTCGATCCGCGAGGGCTATGACCGCAAGCGCTTATTAGGCACGGACGACATGTACACTCGCGAGCATAACGACGCGTTTTACGACGTCGTCGAGGTGGAGGGTGTAGAAGGCTTCGTCGAGCGTAACAACATGCTGGATCGGATGTGACGTGGGCATCATCTCCGGAAATCCCATCAACGCCGGGTACAGTGTTCTCACCACGGCTGGCACCTACACGCTGAATCCCAGTCCGGGTTCTCCGGGTCAAGGTGTAGGGGTAGGAACACCGGGCGCGTACTACGGCGCTTATGTGACTACGTTTGGTACCTCGCCCGTCTTTACCGTTTACGACATTGTCCCCGCCAGAGGAAGCGTGGCCTCGTCCACGAACGTGCTCCACAACGGAACCGGGACCGCGGTCAATCAATCGTTCTCGCCAGTAAGCAGTATGTTGGGGATTCGATATACCGGAGCGCTCGTGGTGGTGGTGACCGGCACGGCTAACGCGATCAACGTCTTATGGGATTAGACGTATGTCTTATGATGGATCGGGTAATTTCCAGAACTCCGTCTCAGCGACGTTGGGTGCTGGTCCGCTGAATGATTTGAGTTTCGGGACAATCCCGAACTTTAGATCCGGTTCGACCAACCGCCTCTTTCTCACCCCCGCCTCCGGTGGCACGACGATTAACAGTCTCGATGCCTCGGGGGTATCAGACGGTTACACGATGCTTCTGGTGAATCCTTCGACGACCGACAATCTGGTTTTTACTCATCAAGGAGGGGGAATCTCGACGAATCAGTTCCAGAATGCGAACGCAGGGTCTGTAGCCATTCCTCCTTTGGGCGCCGCACGGTGCACCTACGTGGTCAACAAATGGAAATTCGCATGAAGATACTTCTCGCGCTTGCGCTTGCGTTCTTCTCGCTGGAGTCTTTCGCGCAAGTTGTGCCAACCATTCCTTCCGGTACCATTCTCGGAAACAGCTCTGGCTCAACCGCAGCGCCCTCGGCGCTGACGCAATCTCAAATCAATTCGGTGCTGGAGATTACCCGCGCTAATAATCTTCCTCATTGGCGCAATGCATTGGCGAAAGTTCGCGCAGGCACTGGTCGAGGAAGAATCCTCTTTATAGGTGATTCCACAACGGGCGGTACGGGCTCGGGTAGTGGCGGTGGTTTGACGGGTGCTTGGGGAACATCGTTTCCTAACGATGTTGCTAACATACTTGCTGCGCGTGGAATCCCAACCTCCAGTAAAAGCATTGCGGGCGATCAAGGAGTCAAGAGTGGCGCCGCGGTCGATTACGGCACTTACGATACCCGTGTCACGTTGGGCACGGGTTGGGCAACTAATACTTTGTCGATCGCGGGTGGAGGCGCGTTCAACTCCACGGGTACCGGGACACTGGCATTTACCCCTGTAGGAAACATCGATACTTTCGAGACCTATCACGTTAAAAACGCGCAAGGCGGTGCCTCTGTCACGGTCAATATAGACGGTGGCGCCACCTTATTGACGCTCACGGGTGGAGGCGCTGCATCTATTTCCAAGACAACGCAGTCCGTAGCGAAGGCGTCACACACGATCAACGTCGTGGGTGTTGCTGGAAGTGTGTACCTGATGGGACTGGTTGCGTACGATAGTACCGTACCCGCCGTAGACATCATCCAGGCAGGCGCATACGGGGCTACAGTCACTTATTGGGCAGCTACGACCAATCCATGGGACGCCAGTTCTCTGGTGGGGGTGATTGGGTTATATGCTCCCGATCTGACCGTCATCGATCTGACTATCAATGATGCAAATACAGCCACGGCGACGTACTTGGCGAAGATGGCCATCATTGTCGCAACTGTTCAGGCTGCCGGGTCAGATGTACTGATCGTTACGGGGAACCCCACGTCCTCCACGTCTGCACAACTCCTCTCCAACTTGTCCGCCCTATCCGCATATGCAGACACGAATAATTTCGTGTATCTGGACATATTTTCTCGGTGGGGGTCATACGCGAGTGTAAACAGTCTAGGTTGGATTTTTTCTAGTCCGCATCCTAATGCGGTGGGGTATCAGGATATTGCGCAGGCGATTGCCACTTTGCTATCAGGAATATGATGCTTGTAGGTAGCATCGGCTGCCTGGAGTACTGATATGAAACTACGCGAAGACCGATCCTATGGCACCGTCTACGGCCACTCTCAGATTGCCTACGAACAGGACGGCCATCAGTTCGGCCATGACAAGGGCCTGCTCGAAGGCCCGATTGTCGAGCCGCCGGCACCGCCCGCGTCTTCCGTCGATGAAGCGGCGAAAGCAGCACGATCGGCGAAGATGAAGGAGATTTGGGCGAAGAAGCGCGCTGCGCAGGCTGCCCAAGCCCAGACTTAGGGGTACACTCAAGCCCTCTTTTGCGGAGGTGCTATGACCTGGGATATCCATGTTCCTCAAGGAAATGAGGGCGCGAAATGCAAATGGGAAATCGTCCAGTGGACACGGGGTCGGGGCTTGGAGCTCGGCTCGGGCATCCAGAAGCTCTACCCCCACTTCATCGGGGTCGATAACAAGAAGGACGAAGCCCTCTTCGGGCACCCGATCAATCCGGATATCCGGGTCGATTCCGCCGAGCGCATGGACTTCTTTGCCACCGGGAGCATGGATTTCATCTTCTCCAGCCACCTGCTCGAGCACATCGAGCCTGAGCGGGTGACCGGAGCGCTCAAGGAATGGATGCGTATCATCAAACCCAAGGGCTACCTCACGCTGTACCTGCCGGACGAGGATGAGTACCCTAAGGTGGGCGAGAACGGCGCCAATCCCGATCACAAGTGGAACGTGAACTACGCGCGTGTGATCCAGTACATGCGTGGCTCCGGCGGCTGGGATCTCATTGAATTTCAGAAGCGCAACCAAGAGAAAGAGTACTCGCTCCTCTTTGTGTTTCAAAAGACTAACTCCGGGCAGCATGAGAGTTGGAAGAAAAAAGAAAAGCCCAAAAAGAGTTGCGGCGTGGTCCGTTACGGCGCCTTCGGCGATTTGCTGCAGGCGTCTTCTGTGTTCGCGGGATTAAAATCCCAGGGCTATCACACCACGCTCTACACCTCCCCGCCCGGGGATGACATCGTCAAGCACGACCCTAACATCGATGCGTTTTACTACCAGGACAAGGATCAGGTTCCAAACCATCTCTTGGGTGAGTACTGGGAGTACCACAAGAAGAAGTACGACAAGTGGGTGAACCTGTCGGAGTCTGTCGAGGCGTCCTTCCTCGCGATCCCGGGCCGTACGATGCACTTCTGGCCGCCGGCGCTGCGGCACCAGATGATGAACAAGAATTATCTGGAGGCGCAGCACGAGATCGCAGGCGTCCCCCACAAACCGCAGATCCGCTTCTTCCCCACCGAGGAGGAGAAGACCTGGGCCAAGAAACAACGCGCCAAGATGGGCGACTTCCTTATCGCCTGGCCGCTCGCCGGCTCGTCCTGTCACAAGACCTGGCCGTACCTCGATCGCACGATCGCAGCCGTAATGCTCGATTTCCCGCAGGTGCATTTCGTTCTGATGGGCGGGGAGGCGTGCAAGCTGCTCGAGCAGGGCTGGGAGAAAGAAGCGCGCGTACATCGCACGTCCGGAGAATGGTCGATCCGCCAGTCTATGACGATGATGGGCGAAGTGCAGATGGCGATTGGCCCTGAGACCGGCCTCATGAACGCTGCCAGCCAGTACGACTATCCCAAGATCGTCCTGTTGTCTCATTCGACGCATGAGAATCTCACACGGGACTGGACGAATGTGTACCCGATGGCGAGTGAGCACACCGTCTGCCCGGGCCGTGGTAACAACGAGGCCCCGGCTTGTCACCAGATGCACTACGGCTGGCAGACCTGCAAGCGCACCGAGAACGGAACCGCGCAGTGTCAGGATGACTTGAGCTTTGAGGAGGTGTATCGCACTCTCTGGCACGTGCTGCAGCGCGCCTTGGAGAAAGCGGCTTGACGACCAGCAATTCTTACTCCTTCAACGTGACCCTCACCGACATGGTGCGTCACATCATGTTGAACCTGGGGGCGATCGGGGAGTCGGAAGTCCCTACCGCGCAAGAGTTCGCGGACGTTCAATTCAAGATCAACATGTTGGTCAAGCAGTGGATGGCGAAGCAAGACTTCGCTCCAGGACTTAAGGTCTGGACCCGACAACAGGGTGATCTGTTTCTCGGATACTCCAAGTTCCAATATCAGCTGGGTCCGGGTGGGGACAATTGGGCGGTAGGCGTAACCGGTGGAAGTCCGGGGCAATGCTCCAATGCGACAACCGTAAAAACGACTGTGAATGCAGGGTCTACTACGGTCCCGGTCAATTCCATCGTCAACATCAACAACGGAGATTTCATCGGTATCGCTTATGCGGCTGCCTCCGGTGGAACCGATCTGTTCTGGACTACTGTGAATGGAGCACCTTCAGGGTCCAATGTCACCATTTCAGCCGTGGCTCCAGCAGGGGGATTCGCAGTCGGCGCACAGGTATTCAACTTCACGACCAAGGGACAAAGACCAGAGGCGATAGTGACCGCGGTTCTTAGGGATATCTATACCAACGACACACAGTTGAATCCTCTGAACCGTGAAGATTACGACGCCCTGCCCACCAAGCAGATGCCGACCTTCCAGGCCGACCCCACCGCTTACCTGTACGAGCCCCAGATCGGCGCAGGGCCTCAGGAAACTGTCGGTTGCGGACAGTTCTTCATTGATTGCGGCGGCGCTCAGGATGTCACCAAGAAGATCTCCGCGACCTGGTACCGGCCGGTTCAGGATCTCAACAACCCCGGAGACAATCCCGAGTATCCTCATGAGTGGTACCGGGCGCTGGTATGGGGCGGGACGCTTGACTGCGCGGGCATGTTCGATGCCGTGGTGACGCAGGATATGCAGGAGAACTACAAGGAATCGCTGCTCATCGCTCAGCAAGCCAATACCGAAACCACAACGTTCTACTTCCAGCCGAACGCGGGTTCGCCGTACGATCCGTAGGAGATAGACATCCGAGTCGTGCCCCTCTTTGGCAATGGAATTGCCGGTAAGTCGCAGGTCATCACGGCGCAGCGCCGGTTGAACGTGTATCTGGAGAATCGCGAGGACGGCGACAAGACCAAAATCGCCGTGATCGGAACTCCCGGCTTGAGTGCGTCCTTCACGTTGGGATCGACCTCTTTGCCCATGCGCGCCCTGTCCGGGGACGCCAATTACCTCTACGCGTGTCAATACAACCAGTTCCTTGAGGCCAATCCGGCCAATGGGACCACGCTCAATTCCGGAAGCTTGGCGACCTTCTCGGGCCTGTGCTCCATGGCGGTGAGCCCGACTCAAGTCGTCATTGCCGATGGCAATACGGGCTACGTCTTCAACATCGTGACCAACACGTTCACGACGCTGATTTCGGGCTCGACGTGGCCTGCCGTGGGAGCCCGTACGGTGACCTTCATCTCCGGGTTCTTCGTGGCCGAACAGCCCGGCAGCCAAGCGTTTTGGGTCAGTAACGCGTTTGACGGCTCAACCTGGGGGGCCTTGTCCACCGCGAGCGCATCCTCCGATGGCGACACCATCCAGGCGGTTGACCAGCTCTCGGGCAACCTCATCATCTTCATGGGACGCGGCATGGAGTACTGGCAGAACGTGGGCGCCTCGCCCCAACCGTTTCAGCCGGTGCTCTCGGCCTTCAATCAGTGGGGCCTGGGCGCGATTTTCTCGCGCGCTCATTTGAACCAGTCACTCTTTTTCCTAGCCGTCAACACCAATGGCACGGCCCAGGTGGTAAAAGCCAATTACTACTCGGTGAATGTGGTCTCGACCTCGGATCTGGAATCGATTATCAACGGGTTCTCCACTTTCTCCGATGCCGTGGCGCTGACCTACAATGCCGGCAAACACCCGATGTATCAGTTGACCTTCCCCACCGGGAATAGGTCTTTCCTGTATGACGACAACACCGGCATCTGGAGCGAGGTCCAGACCGGAACCTCCGTCATCCCGACCCGACACTGGGGGAACTTGTCCGCTGTCGCGGCCGGTTCTAACTTTATCAGTGACTTCGCGAGCAATCAGATTTATCAGATGAATCCGAATCTGTACACGGACAACGGCCAGACCATCATCCGCCAGATCATCACGCGCCATGTCCTCTCACAGTTCAATCGCGTGCGCATCTCACTGCTGTATCTTGACATGGAAACCGGCGTGGGACTGCAGAGCGGCCAAGGTTCTAACCCGCAGATCATGCTGAAGAGCTCGAAAGACAATGGGCGCACTTGGAGCGCAGAGCGCTGGGCGCCGTTGGGCAAGATCGGCTTCTATTTGTGGCGCGTCATCTGGCGCCGGTTCGGCTCGGCGCGAGACTACGTGTTCTCGATCACGATGAGTGATCCGGTGAAATTCGTGATTACCGAGGGGGCCATCAAACTCTCGGAACGTCAGCCCGGGGAGAAATTGGGATGAGCACCAATCCCGTTCAACCCGGCCTTTCCCCTATCCCCATCCGGGTGCCCATTGTGGACCGGGACGGTAAGCCCACTCCGGTGTGGCAGGCGTGGTTCAATTCTGTCTACACGTGGTGTGTGGGGAACGGGCAATCGGGAGCCACGGGAGCGCGTCCCACGGTGGGGTTGTTTGTCGGACGGCAGTACTTCGATACGACGTTGGGTTACATGATCGCGGTCAAGCAGGTGAGCCCGTCTGTCATCTGGGTGAATGGCGCGGGGACGCCGGTATGAGTTTCGATTCGATGCTGGCGGAATTCGGTCTGACGCTGGAAGTGCTACGACCGCTGTACGAATCTCTGGAGGATCAAATCCCGTTCGATGGCTCCCAGGTGGTTGAGACGGGTCTTTCAGCGGTAGATGGGATAGGAATATTCTCACAGCGCTCTTTTGAACCCGGAGACTGTGTTGCCCTGTGTCGCCATGGCAGAAAACGTACACCCGTAGGACGCTATACGAACCACAGCGATTCCCCCAACGCTCGAGTGATACACATTGATACCGACCTGTACCTCGAGGCAATCAAACCCATTGCGTTAGGAGAAGAGATTTTGATCGATTATCGCGAGGCCTTTAGAGTGAGTCATGAATAACTTCGTACGACTCACCACGGGCGCGAACGTCAACCCGCTTTTGATCCAACTCCTGCGCCATCCGCAGTTGTGGGACAAGGAGCACATTGCAGGCAAGTGGAAACCCCATCATCCTGAGATAGAGGTGAGCGAAGTCCTGGTCCGCTATCCCTCCATGGACGATGAAGTGGATGAGATCCAGTGTGCCTGGACTGCCGCTTCGGCCTCATTGCCGGCCGCCCGAGACCTGGCCATGAGCGTCATGTCGCATGTGCGCGGTGAGCAGTTGGGACGGGTGGTGATTACGAAATTACCGCCCGGCAAGGTGATCTATCCCCACGCGGATACGGTGGGTAAATACTCTCAGTGGTATACCCGGTTCCATGTTCCGATCCAATCGGAAGAGGGCGTCATATTTGCGTGCGGAGAGGAAAAAACCACGATGTTCTCCGGTGAGTTGTATTGGTTTGATCACTCAAAGTTGCACTCCATCGAGAACCGCAGCAAATCAGACCGCATCAACATGATTGTGGATGTGAGGCTTTCATGAGCGAATACCTGATTCCGGTTGAGCCGATGGACAGCTTGCCGGCCATGCCGTGGGCTGAAAAGTTGGCGTACTTGGCTTATGAATTCCGCCAGTTGGAGCAAGTCCCCTGTCCGTTGGAGCATGGGTTCGAGGGAACTGACTACGTGCGCCGAATCGCTATCCCTAAGGGGACGTTGTTTATCGGGCGCATCCACAAGATAGGTCATGGGGTGGAGCTCCTATCAGGCTCTGTCCTTCATATCCGCGAGAAATGCCGTAGAATCGTGCACGCTCCGTTTGAGCTTAAAACCCAGCCTGGGGATCAAGTTTGCGCGCTGGCACTCACAGACATTACGGCTAAAACGGTGCATCCTGCGCAAGGGTGCACAGACATCGAAGCGCTGGAAGAGCGCTATTTTGAGACAGCGCAGTCTTTGATTGATCAGGGCGAGAAAGTCCATGAACGCCTAGAGAGGATTACCTATGAGCGCGATAGCCGCAGCGGTTGGGGTCGCGGCAGTAGTGGGGGCCACCGCTACAGTTGTGGCCGGATCTGAATCCGCCAGTGCCACCCGAGATGCCACCAATGCGTCGATAGCTGCCCAGCAGAGCGCCCAGCAGAGGCAGGAAGCTGGAAACGCTCCTTATGCCGCTATTGGTACGGGCACCCCTGGCACCCCCGCGCACGCCGCCACGCCGGCTCATCCGGGCATCCCCCAACTCGGCATCCCGGCCTCGGCAGGGACGCCGGCTACAGCCGCCACGCCGGGCACCACGGGGGCGATCCAGCAGTACCAGAATCTCTTGGGTCTGGGGCCGCAAGGCACTGCGGGTATCGAAGCCTCCCTCGCGGCCACCCCCGGTTACCAGTTCGCCAAGAACCAGGGCATGCAAGCCACCCTGAACGCGGCGACCCTGACTAATCCGGGTGCGGTTTCCGGCAACACACTGGAAGCGCTAGATAGGTTTTCCACCGGCCTTGCGGATTCCACGTATCAGAACGCTTTGGGGAACGCTCAGAACGCCGTGACCATCGGCCAGAACGCCGCCGCCGGCACCGGAGCGGGGATCTTGCAGACGGGCGCGAATGTGGGCAGTGCGCTCATCAACCAAGGCAATACCATCGCCGGCATCAATGCCAACCAGGCCGCAGGACTCAGCAAGGTCGCCTCCGGTGCGGCGAGCAACTACGCCACGCTGAGCACGCTCAACAACCTCAATTCCGTAGGACCGGATACCAACTGGATCAGCGGTCAGAACAATCTCGCTGCCGGGCAGATCGCCGATCAGCCGGTGGCGCCGATTGCTCTAGGGTGAGGGGATCATGAGTTTCGACCCATCCGTTATCAGTCAGATCGGTGAGCAGCCGGACTTCGGCGCCGCCATCGGTAAGGGATTTCAGCTGAAGGATTTGGCGAATGAGACCTCGCTTAAGAACATCGAGGTGCGCAAGGCCAAGCGGGACGAGGAGCAATCCAGCTTTCTGTCCGGTCTCTCCAAGCAGTACGACATCACCAAGCCCGATCAAGCCTCCAAGGCCGCCTCCAAGGCCGCCCAGGCGGGCTATCCCGGCCTGGCGGCCGGCGTCCTGAAGCAATCCCAGAGCCTCCAGTTGGGCCAGGCGCAGATCCAGGAGATGCGCTTTCAGGCCGGCATGCAGGCGCAGACCCGAATCGACGAGGGAGTGCAGGGGATCCTCGCGAGCGTCAAAGCCCAAACCAGCGGCCCGGACGGTCAGCCGTTGCGTACGCCGCAAGGCACGGAGAAGTACGACAGCCGCACCAAGGACGCCATGACGATGGCGGCGGTGCTCAAGTTCAAAAAGGACTTGGAGGATGATGAGTCCATGGGTCCAGAGGCCAAAAAAATGGCCATGGCGGAGATCAACAAATACTTGGCCTCCGGCCAGCCGATTACCTACGACGGCATCAACGCGGTGGCCAAGTCCACGAAGACCGGGCGCGAGATGTTCGACAAGGAGATCGAGCGTCGTAACAAGTTGAGTGAGATCCAAACTCGGGAAGCGGGATTGGAAGAGCGTAAGCGTCATGACTTAGCGACTGAGACGCTCGCGACCAAAAAAGCCGCGCCCGCCACTGACTTGAGTCCCGAGGCCCGTAGCCTCTACGACGAGCTTGTCGCTCGAGATCCCAGCTTCCTGTCCAGGCTCTCCAACAAAGGGATTGAAGAGCGCAACAAGGTTCTCGAGGACTGGGCCAAGCAGGGCAAGACCGCCGATCAGGTGATTGGTTCGCGCGCGGGTACGGTGGCCACCAAGACTGAAGCCTCCGTCCTGGGCCGGCGCGAAGCGGCCATCCTGCCCGTCGAGCAGTCGATCACCAAGCCCGGCGGGTTCCTGGATCAAGCCGAGTCGGCCGTCAACTCGGTGAATCTGTCGAAGCTCAAAGCGGCCGGCAAATTTGAGAGCTGGTCGAAGGATCAGATGTCAGATCCGGATCTCACGCGCTACCGCGCCGCGGTGGCCGAGCTCCGTGCTGAATACGCCGTCGTACTCTCTAAGGGCGGCCAGGTGACGGACGCCGCGAGGCATGAGTCCGAGAAGGTCATCCCCGATCTCATTACGCCCGCGCAGTTCAAGAGCATCAAACAGGTCGTGCAGCAGGGGATTCAGGCGTCCAAGACGGGGGTGGAGTCGAGTCTGGCTGGGGTGACGAAACCCGCAGATGCATCCGGCGGTAACGTCGTGCACTGGGACGATCTGAAATAGTGGACGTTCAGCTCCCTGATGGGTCGATCCTCAAGGGGGTTCCAGACGGGACCACTAAGGATCAGATCGCGCAGAAGCTTCAGGCCAACGGTAAGACCGTACCGCAGGAATGGTTTGCGCCGAAAACGGCCTCCTCCCCAAAAGTCGAAGAGCCCGGGATAGGTTCAAAGTTAGTCAGTGCCGCAGTGCGTCCGATCGCTAAGGGTGTGGCGGCATTGCCCTTGATGGCGATGGATGCCGGGGTAGCCACGCGAAACCTCGTTGAGGGACGCGATAAGTCCGGTCAGTACCCTTACGAGCTGCCTTCGAGCATGTTCAACAAAGCGCTGGACTCAGCCACTTTTCCGCCTTCGGGTGCGGGGAAAGTGGCTGAGGAAGTTTCAAGCGCCTTGGTAGGGGCTGCTGCGGGACCTCAAGTTCCAAAATCTGCGGCGGCAACGCTAAAGCCAGAAGCTCAGGCGGCCCGTAACGCGGGCTATGTCTTACCACCCTCTCAGGCCCGCCCGACCTTACTCAACCAACTCGCGGAAGGCTTTTCAGGGAAGATTAAAACCGGACAACTCGCGAGCCAAAAGAACCAGGAGGTCACCAACGGGTTGGTACGCAAAGCCTTGGGACTAAAGCCCGGTGCACCGATCACAGTGGATACCCTAAAACAGGTGCGCGCTCAAGCGGGCAAAGCCTATGCGGCACTCGACAAGGCCGGTGACATCGACACTGATCCTGACTTCCATAAGGCGGTAGCCTCCATCGGGCGTCGATATGCGACAAGTATGAAGGCGTTCGGGCGCGGTAAAGACCATCCGGTCAGTGAGCTTGTAGGCCGGCTATCCAGTGTTCAGACGTTCTCAGGAGAGGAAGCGTCCAACGAGATCAGCCTACTGCGCGAAGAGGCTGAAAAGGCCGCAGCGAATCGCGATAAGGGCACCGCAACCGCGATGCGGCAAGCTGCTACCGCGATTGAAGATCAGATCGACCGTCACTTATCTCAGTCAAACCCTAAGTTGATCGATGATTTTCGACACGCCCGACAGCTCATTGCGAAAACTTATTCGGTACAGAGCGCTCTGGATCGGGGCACGGGGGATGTGTCTGCGGCGAAGTTGTCGAGCCAGTTAGGTAAGGATAAGCCGTTATCGGGTGAGCTGAAGAAAGTGGCCGAGGTCGGAACTGCCTTTCCGAAGGCTACTCAGCTCCCAAGTAAGATGGGCAGCGTAACTCACTTCAGTCCCCTCGATACGGCGGTGATGGGCATGGAGGGGGCTTCCGGCCTGACGGCAGCGATAGCCGCAGGGGACAGTAAAGCTGCGGCGGCGGCAGCCGTGGCGATGGCCGTGCAAGCGTCTCGACCGGCTGTGCGCGCCGGCTTGTTATCGAAAGCGGGACAGAAATTGACTCTCGAGGGCGCACCAGCCGCGACACAGGCACTGAAGAAAGCCACCCTAGCCGAGTTGCCTCAGCGGGAGATCGGCAATTAGCGACGCGATGATTTATCTATAGCATCCACGATCAGAGCAACAGCAACAATCAGCGGAATACAGTACACCAAGTAAATCATGAAATCCCTCCGAGAAAGGCTCTACGGTAAGTTTATCGTACACCCGAAAACTAGGTGCTGGATATGGACTGGCGCACAAAGCGATCGAGGTTATGGGCGCATGTGGAACAAATACACGTACGAGTACGCTCATAGGGCCTCTTATGTTCACCACAAAGGTGAAATCCAGGACGGGATGTTCATCTGCCATCACTGCGACAACCCATTATGTATAAATCCTGAGCATCTATTTGTCGGAACCGCTCAGGAGAACTTTGATGACATGCACAGCAAAGGACGCTGCAAGCTGGGTATGCATCCCATGAAAGGGGAAAATCATGGGCTCGCCAAACTTACAGAATCTCAAGTCCGTGAGATTAGGAACTCAACGGAGCAGGGCGTTTCCCTAGCCAGGAAATTTGGGGTAACAACAGGGTTGATTTCTATGGTCAGAAAGAATCTGCGCTGGAAACATGTGGCGTGAAAGTTTTGATTGTCTCAATGGACTCAGTTGGGGAGGGATTACCGCTAGCAATTAGGGCCGCGAAGGCTGGGCATTCCGTGAAGTTGTGGCTGTCTCCCGATAATCACGAAAATACCGGACTGGGATTCAAAGGCGTCGAACGAGTTAAGAATTGGCTATCCCATGCGAAATGGTCAGATTTGATCGTGCCAACCGGAAATCATGACTTCGTCAGTAAATTTGATATGTTGCGCAAGTCAGGAATGAAGGTGTTTGGCCCTTCGGAAAACTCTGCCGCGCTTGAGATAAAACGCGGCAAGGGAATGGATCTGTTCAAAAAGTGTGGAATAGAAGTTCCTGAGTGGAGTCAGTTCCCAACGCTCGAAGCGGCAGAGTCTCACGTCCGGAAAACCGGTAAGCGATACGTGTTCAAGAACATGGGAGATGAGGAGGACAAGAGCAAGAGCTATGTGAGTAAGACCGCCGCTGATATGGTCGCTAGGCTCCAGCGGTGGAAGAAGCTTGGAATGACTGATGGCGCCCCTTTCATGCTGCAAGAGGTAATAGAAGGAATTGAACTCGGGGTTTCCTGTTGGATGGGTGCTTCCGGATTTATAGGAAAGGCTAACGAAAACTGGGAGTTCAAAAAGCTACTGTCTGGTAACTGCGGACCCAACTGCGGGGAATCTGGCACTGTGCTCAAGTATGTGGACAAATCCAAGCTTGCAGAACAGGTATTGTATCCGGTAGAGGACGAGTTGGTTAAGATGGGTCACTTGGGAGACGTTGATGTCAACTGCATCATCTCCCAGGATGGCAAGGCATGGCCTCTTGAATGGACCACCCGCATGGGCTGGCCCGCCGCCAATATCATGTGGGCAACTCACAAGGGGGACCCGATCCAATGGATGGCGGATGCAGTGGATGGCATCGACTCACTCGAAGTCTCCCCACAAGTCGCTTGTGGGATAGTCGTCGCCCAGCCGGACTATCCGTATAGCAAGAAGACCAAAGCCGAGACCGATGGCATCCCCATTTACGGTGTGACGCCTGAGAACCAAAAGTACATCGCCCCGCAGTCGGTCAAGATCGTTCCGCAGCCCAACATGGAAGGCGATAAAGTTATCGACAAACCCACCTGGACCACCACGGGAGACTATATCTGTGTGGTCACGGCGTTGGGCAAGACTGTCAAACAATCCTGCGAGCGAGCCTACAAGACCGTGAAGGAGCTGCACATCCCGGACATGATTTATCGCGATGACGTGGGGGAGAAGTTGGAGAAGGAACTGCCCGAGCTCCACAAGCACGGCTACGCCACAGAGTTCTCCTATTAATGGCAACGTTCTTTTTATGCCCGCTGGCCTCCTTCCTTCAGGTGTTCACCGACGCCGGTGTGCCCCTTGGGGGGGCGCTGTTATGGACGTATGCCGCCGGCACGTCCACGCCCACCAACACGTGGACTGACATCACGGGAGTCACGCCCAACGCCAATCCCATCCAAATGAATGCAGCGGGACGGTTGCCGAATGTCTCCATCTGGCAGCAGGGCGGCGTTCCGATAAAACTAGTGTTTTCGACCAACGCAGGCACGACGGGCGCTCCGATCTTTGGCACACAGATTGGTCCTACGTTCGACCAAGTGTCGGGTATTGACGATCCCGCGGCGACCCTGACGGCGCTTTCGACTCCCACGTACGGATCGGGCGCGGACTTGGTCGCCAACGCCATGCGGTCGTATGACCTTATCTCGATAGTCAGACAATCCAACGTCCCCAATCTCGGCACAGGACAGACACTTATCATTGATGTCGAAGGAGGATCTCAAGTTAACGATGGCTTGGGAGGGATGTTTTATTGGAACGCATCCAGTACCGCTGCGGATGATAACGGCTTCACAACGATCAAGCCCAATGCGGCGGGAAGTACAGGCCGATATATTCGACTGACATCGAGCGCCGGAACAAATGGCACTTTCACTATGGTGGTCACCGGCTGTAACACGGCCCCCAGCGTAACCTTTCGGTATAATCTACAGGGAGGCCCGGCCAACGGCTTAGTGACGCTCAGTTGGGATGGGACAGGCGTGCTCACGAGTAATTCCACGTCTTTCGGCTTTTCCGGTATGGCCAACGGATTGCAGGGTTTGACAAAATCGGTCACTTCGCCATTGATCGCCGCAGAGGACAATGGTGCTGCGGGGGTGGCAGCGTATCTGACCATTCAAAACCAAGTGGGTGGCTCGGCGGTATCGATTACCCCCAACAACGCCTCGGGACTATGGACCGCTTCAGGCAGTAAGCAGCTCTTCCCCGGTTCCTTCTCCTACGTGCTGAAATGAGCGTCTCACTCTCACCGCCGATGTTCCTACAGTTCTTCGTGCCGGGCACGAATGCGCCGGCTGTGGGCTATCAGCTCTTTACCTACATCGCGGGCACCTCCACCAAGCAGGCCACGTGGACGGACTCGACTCAAGTCACGCAAAACGCGAATCCGGTCATCGCCGACAGCAACGGCGTGATGATCGTATGGCTCGACCCGACGCTCACCTACAAATTTGTGCTGGCGGCTAAAGGCGATACGGACCCGCCGTCCAGTCCGATTTACTCAGTTGACAATATCAGTCCTTTTCTGACTAGTGCGGCGCTCACCGCGGCGTTGATTGGTCCAATCCTCTATCCGCGCACCGCAGCCGAGATCGCAGCGTCCGTGACGCCGTCGAACTATACGTATGCGCCGACACCCTTCATTGATGCTCGGCGCTATGGATTCGATACGGCTGCCTCTTCCGCAACCAATGTTCAGGGGCTCAAAAACGCCATTGCGGTCGCCACTGCGGCGGGCGGGGGGACCGTTCAGCTCCCCTATGGTGCATTCACCTGCGGCGCGGCTTCCGATGTCATCGACATTCCGCAGTATGTAGTTGTGCGTGGCGCGGGCATGCGGGCCACCATGCTCACCACGGGAAACGATGGCAATACGGGGCCTCTTTTCCGATTGGGAGCCGCTTCAACGGGGGTACTGAAATACGGATGCGGGCTTACGGATTTAGGCATCGTCATGACTAACGTGGGCGGCACGGCAGTGCGTTTGTTGGAAACGTGCGGGGCCTCGCTCAAGAACCTCTACATTGAAGGTCCTATCAATGCCGTCCGTTTCACAACGGCTGTATTTATCGACGGTGGCAATATCTCCAGTTTCTTCAACTTACTGGAAAATATTATCTGTAACCACATCCATCATGGCTTTGATTTGATGACGAGCGGTTCAACAGGTCCCACCCAGACTGTGTTTGTCGACTGTACCGTATTAGGGGATGTGGCGACCGATACTACTTCCTTGGGACTCACGGTCAGAAGCGGCTGCGGTAGTGGAGCAACGTGGCTAGGGGGAAATTTTGAGTCATGCCAGAGAGGTATTCAATACCAGAACAATTGCCAATCCATGACGGTTCATGGCGCGCGCTTTGAAGGAAATACCAACGATATAGAATTCCAGTCAACTGCTGGCGCGCAATCCATCGTAGGGAGTTTGATTGACGTTGATAATCTCGTTCTGGACAACAGCTCTCTCAATTACCATCGATTTATCGCTTGCGTGAATGGCTCCAATCGTCCGGCTGGAGATCAAGAGCCGGGGCAGATGATCAAGCGGGCGGTCGTTACGGGGCAGGCTCCCCTCATTATCGAGGGATTTCCCGGCGATACCACGACCGAGACCTTTATCTTGCGCAACAGTACGGGTCAAAAGCTATTGTCCCTCACCAATCAAGGCGTGTTCGCACGGATCAATAACACAACGGGCGGGGATAGCGGATGGGGAACGCCCACCGGAACCGGAGTTGTAGCGAACTTCCCCGGCGCTTCAGCGACACTCGGTCAGTGTTCGCAAGCCATTGCAGAAATCATTCGCTATATGAAGGTCCTAGGAATCTTTTCAGCATAGAGAATGGAACATCATGGGGGGCACTGAAGAGCACACTTGGGCACCGGACACGGCGGATGTCAAACTGGAATTCATTGCTGATGGGATTGTCGAGAGAAAGATTCCGGGTATCCTCGAGCGGCTGAAGCAGTATGTGAGCCAGATGATGGAGTCGCGGCGCTATCGAGATGGCGTACCGGACCCGGATTACGGACGACGCTTGCGCGAGCTGGAGGGTCAGATCGAGCGCGAGTCTGGGTTTCGCATGCGGGACTATCATGAAGGAGGAGGAGGCAAGTGGGACAAGTGGGCGATCCCGGGACTGGTGACCCTGGCAGTGTCGGGGATTATCGGCAACGTCGTGCAGGCGATGGCGGTGTCAGCCCTGAGACAGGAAGTGACGGATTTGAAGGCGGAAGTGGATCGGGTGGAGCGTATCTTGGAAGCACGGGGCCCGGGTCGATGACACAGATACATCCCGAATTCAGTCATTGTGATACGAATACGAATGAGGCCCGCGAGCACTCTCAAATTCACAACACGACACACACGACGGGTATTGATGCGACAGTACTCTTGATTACATTGGGAGTGATGCTATTCGTGTTGGCGATCTCGATCATGGTCAATATCTGGTCAGTCACTACGATGAACCATGCTCAGGCGAGCATTCAGTATTACGAGCGCGCCTTCAAGGCGTGCAATCCATGAGACATGGACAAACAGTTGGAAGTGAAGCCACATGGCTATGTGACTCTACAAGAACTCATGGATGAGAGATTTAAGGCCTTACAACGCGCGGTAGACAAGGCAGAAGAAGCGGCGGACAAGCGTTTTGCAGCAATCAATGAGATGCGCTCTATGGTGACTGACGCAGCGAGCAAATTTATGCCACGCTTGGAATATGAGACCTCGCATCGAGCTCTAATCGAGAAGGTTGAGTCACTACAGAAGTTCATGTGGATGGGACTGGGAGCCATGTTAGCTGTTCAATTGTTTATTGGTATCGTATTTGTTCTGCTTAAGAAATCTCTATGAGCGCGATCGATATAGCCACTTCTCGACTCGCCATAGAGGAAGGTTTTCGCGCCACCGTTTATTTAGATACTCGCGCCCATAGGACGATTGGGTTTGGTTTCGACATTGACGCGGGTATCAGCAAGTCGGCCGCCATGGCATTATTAGAAGCCCAACTGAAAGAGATCGATGCAACGCTTACTGGATTTTCCTGGTATACCTCAGCCGATCCGGTGAGGCAGTCAGTGTTTTTGGATATCGCGATGAACGCAGGGGTGCACGGGTTGATGCGGTTCCCCCATCTGCTCGCCGCCGCCGCCCGCGGGGATTGGGCGGCCGCTGCGATGGAATGCCATGTCAAGGAACCTGAGCTCGCCTCTCGATACGCTTCGCTGGCAAAATTATTACTCACAGGAGGGTCTACATGAACGCAATTCCTTGGTTTCAGTCGCCTGTGATGATAGGCGCTGTTGTATCAATTCTATCGCAGGCATTAGCCATTTTCGGTGTCCAGGTCGCGCCTGACACGATTAACAAAGATGTCACGGCTGTCTTTCAAGTCATCGCGATCGGGTCCGGTTTGTATTCCGCCTACAAGCGAAAAACCTCGACCGTGCAACCCCTGACGCTCACACAGACAGGCGCTGATATCCATCCGCAGACGATCGCCAATGCCCAGGCGGAAATTAGAGCGGCTAATCCTCCTCCCACTGCAACGGTGAAGCAACCATGAAACCCTTGATTCTCGCAGCCATCGTGTTGCTCCTTGGCGCCTGCTCTTCCTTGGGACTCGCCCCTGCGAAATCTCTGGATGAAAAGTTGGCATACGGATATGGCGGCGTCACCGCAGCCCTGAATACCATCGCTACGGCGACCAACGCAGGTCATCTTACGAGTGATCAGGCGACCCACGCGAACAACTTGGCGCTGCAAGCGAAGTCGATCTTGGATACCGCGCGCGCGCTCGAAACCACGAACGCTACGAGTGCGCAGAATGATCTGACACTCGCGCTCACTGTACTGACGGAAGTCCAAAAATATCTCACTTCCAGTGGAGTAAAACCATGAACGCCGCCGTTATTGTTTCAGGAGTGGTCGAAGGACTGCAGTTGCTGGATCAACTCCTGCAGGCCGCAGGGACGGTCTCCACCGCCATTCAGACCGCACAGGCTTCGGGGCAACCGGTTGACTGGACAGCGATTCTAGGAGCTGAGGCGACGGCTGAGGCCAATGTACTGGCTGCAATTGCGGCTGCGAAATCTCAGGGGAAATGACACTCCGACACGGTTTGATGTCGTATCTCTATGCGCCGGTTTCGATGTACCGCTGCAGGTGGATTGCGTCGATATCGTTTCATGTCTCGCTCACAGTGTGCATCGCCACCAGTGGCTCACCGGATGGCAGATCATGCCAACCGTTCTCACATTCGTCGATATGCCCATAGCCATGACGGTCTATCCGTGCCTGCCATATCCAGCAGCCATTGCTGTCCATCTCAGACAGGGCGCGAATCCGATCAGAAACCGGTGATCCACGAGGAATGGATGCTCGCATCAGCGTCCCTCCGCTTTGGCGATCGCATTGGACACCATCAAGTCATGGTGATCGTCCTCAAGTAGGGACGGACACTCACCCTGCACTAAGGCGTAGAGATTCTTGAGCGCATCCAGCAGATCCGGCGCAGCGGCGATAAGGCGGGCGTTGGCCGCATGACTTCCATAGTTCCGGTCAGGCCCTTCGAGCGGCTCCACGGACGCCACAATCGGCAACGTGCCGTATTGGCCGGCGCCGATGCTGCCGTACTTGTTGACCATCCATGGTCCGGGCGTGCTTACGGGATCAGTGGTCATGTTGCATTACCTTAAGCTTACCAACTTTTGCCACAATGGCCGATGCTTTCTGGATCAGTTCCCGATCAATTTTCCCTATCGCGACTTTCACTAACATCTCGCGCGATTGTGGTGAATGACGGCGCAATTCCCGCTTGATGCGGTAGAGCTTCCAGCGGTGGCGTAATGCGTTCATATATTCCCTTGTCTCCTGGAACTCTCCATCGTTCGCCATAGTTCGATAATCAACACTTCGCGCGCTCGCCGAGCCTTGAGAGATTCGTAGGCCACCACGGCTTTGAATGCTTCTTCGTGCGCCCTCGCTACTTCGGGCACCAGTAATACCGCGCGTCGTTTATCCTCGACGGTTCCATCCAATGATTTATAGGCGAGAGATTCAGCCACCTTTGCCATATGTTCATTGCGCAGGACTGCGCCCTTCCACTGCGCATACTCCATATCCGTTTCTGCTAATAATGAAAGCGCTTTCTCTAGCCTTTGTTGAGAAATCAACATGATCTACCAGCTCGGCTCACCACGCGGTGCTGGATTTTCCGACTCATCGCCGTCGGGGATATCGTCATCGAATTCCGGCTCGGCCGGTTGCGCGGCCTTCTGTCGGCGCGTAAAGCCGCCCCACGCAGCGATAAACCACTTCTCCAGCTCCTCGGGATTCTTCACCGTACCTGCGGCGCAGGCGCTGCCCACGACGTTAGAGACTGAACGCAGGATATCGGCGTCCGTGATAGTCGAGCGTGGCTCGGGCTTGCCAGCGCTATCCACCACGGGTTTCCAGCTAATGATGGCGCGTGGTCGTCCCCACTTGCCGCGCGGCTCGCCGAATTCCTCGTACTCGAATTCGATCTTTTGACCTACTTCCGGGTAGGACTTCACGGCGCGCCCGAAATAGTAGCGCGTGCGATCGATGGTGATGTGCTTGCTACCGCTATCGGTTTGCCCGCGCTCTTTGACAACGCCAATCATGGGTGCTCTCCGAGCTCTTTGTTGCGCTCCTGCACGAGTTTCCAGCAGCGCTCGATATAGGCGAGTCTTTCCTGCTCGCGCTGCTGACGCTCTTCGAGTTGCGCCTGCGCAAGCTGGGCATCGCGGGTGTCGAACTCATCGAACCAGTCCTGCATATCAGAAGGGGATATCATCAGATGCCTCCACGACAGCGGTTTTCGGTGCGTCGAGTTCGGGCAATTCCCCGCATTGAACCTCGTATATTGGTTGTTCGACCATTTGAGTGCCAACCTGCACGCGCCGGCAAACTGAACTTGAGAAGTTCATCCAGATTGTGCTGTAACCTTCCAGATTCCAATGGGCATAGAAAGTTGAATCGCCTTTCTTTGGCCGCGCTGTCGTCTCATATCCGGCCTGGCGTAATGCTTTCCAGACTTCGGCCAGCTTATGGCCATCACCTGTGAAATAGACATTCACATCGCCATCAGACAAAGAAAATGAGGGCTCAATGTCTAACTCTTCTAAGCGTCGAAAGAGCGCCGGGAAGCTTTTCACGGTGAGATGAAACGCAGCATGTAACTGCTTCGCCTTTTGTGACTGCTCCATGAGTCTCAGGAGCGTTTTATCCGGCAGATAGTCGAGCGTTTCTGGCTCGATGTTGATCACTGGGTTAGAATTCATAGGCCACCATTTCCAAACAGATTTCGATTTTTAAGATAATCATTATATCTTTGACCTGCCGTCATACAGTCACCACACAAACAGGAGGGCAGATGTCGTGTCGGTACTGGAGGTGCTGCCTCAATAGGGGCGGTTTCTCGTTTTGGCGTTGGCGGCAATGCTGCTCGCCCCAATAATTTGTCCTTGCCCACTGGAACCCATGTTTGCCACGCCGCGCTCCAGCGCAGCAAGCCTGAGGCGCTCAATTCGCCGTCTTTCCTTGATGTTTCGTGCGACGGAGATCCGCCAGCGCTCCCGGAGGATGTGATCGTAGCGGCAGTGGAGGTCGAGGGAGCGTCGGTCGATGAATGCTTGCGCATGGAGTGTTACCTTCACAGGTGCGGCCCTAACAGTTTGATGAGCGCGGGCATCGCCGCTTTGCATTTCTCGGTGAGCGCTGAAATGTTGACTGTGGGAGATGTATCGCAATAGCTCTCAGGTAAAGACCCGCGCGAGTCGAGCGGCAGTGCTTTGAGCACCGCGACAATCAATGGGCCATAGGGGTTCAGCGGCAGATTGTCCATTAGCTCACGCAGCTGGTCGATATCGCGGCTCGTGAGATCTAGCTCAACACGGGTTTTCATTGGTGCTCCTTGATTTCCAACATATGTTGAACTAATACAACAGCGCTTTTCTGACACCATTCGACGGTTGGGTATAATTTATTATAGGCAGCAGCACTGGCAGCATCCCAGGTAGCATCCCAGGTAGCAGCCCAGGCAGCAGCACTGGCAGCAGCCCAGGCAGCAGCA